TTTTTTATAAGCTACTTCGGCTTTTCTTAAATCATCTATAAGGCTAGTTCCTATTTTTGTATCTTTATCTAAAGCAGAATTAAATGCTTTATCGAAATCATCTACAATACCTAACTTTAATTTTTCAGCTTTGCTAAACTTTCTAAGTTCGTTGTAAAATTTATTCTCCATAATATAAAATATAAATAAGTTTGATTTGTTTTATTTTCGGTCTATTTGGTCTAGCTTTTTTATTGCCCACTCTACACCACTCGTACCACCCCAAGCATCGTACATTATACCACCACAACCCTCGCTATATGGTACGTCTTTATGTTGTTCGTGTCTTTTAAATGATGCCATACGAGCAATAGTATCTCTGCTTATAGGATTTTTATCTGCTAGTTGTCTTGCTCTTGTCCAACCTACCTTAGTGCCACAATCGCTACCATTTTCTTCTTTGTACTTAATAGCTTTTTTAGCGTTGTTACTAGCACTTTCAGGATAGTCAGTATAGCTTTCTAGTTCTACTTCTGCTTCAATAGGTACGCAGTTAGGTACTTTACGACCATCTTTTATCTTATGTCCTATTGGCTCATACCCCTCTTGACAAGGGTTGGGAGTAATCAAGTCAGTATCAAAGCAGTTGCAATCTTCTTCTAAGATAGTTGCTAGTGTGTCTAGTATCTCGTGGTCAGAGCAAGGCATATATACTTTCTTATCCTCTAATTCGTGTTCGTGATAACCCTCACAACCTAACTCTTTAGCAACCTCAACTGCATCTTCTGCATTGTCAAATACAGGGAAGCCATCTATCTCGCCTACTTGTGCGTACTTTTTCTTCTTCTTCTTTTTCTTATCAGTCTTTGCTAGTGTTTCCATCTTATCGACAAAATACCCCTCTATACTCAAACCTTTTAACTCGCCACTCTTAATGCGTTCCCATACCTCATCGTTGTTTACTCGCATAGATACAAACCAAGTACCTTTAGGCAATTCATAGCCATATAAGTTGCTCTTATCGTTTTTGCTATCTTCTACTATCCAACTCTCTACTGTATGCACTCCTGTAACCTTTTCTTCGTGTTGTAAGGTCGCATTGTTAGTGTTTTGGTGTTTCATATACGCTTCGGCAGCCTTACGGACTGTATCAGCAGTAAAATACACATAGTAGTTTCTATCTTTGTTAGCATCGTATCTGTATATCTGCTTGTAGGGTATCAAAGCTGGACTTACTAGCAGTCGTTCTTCTTCGTTTACCTTTGCAAGTGTTAAGTTGCTCTCTATGTCGTTAAAATATACAAAGTCAGTTTCTATTGCTGGACTTGTTACCAAAGATATAGCATCTATTGCTAATTCTTCGTTGTTCTCATCTACAATCAGTTCTACGATGTCATAAGTGTCGTGTGCTTTCTCGCACTCTTGTAGGGTGTCGTACTTACATTCACCATCACCCCATTTATACTTTCCGTTATCACATTCTTTACAAGGCATAATCTTATTTTTAAATTGTTGCTTTTCTTCTTATTTTACTTAATTTATCTTGTTGCTTAGTCATGTCATCAGCTACTACAAAGGCTTTTACAACTCCCATAGTCGTACCTCCTACACCCTCGCCACTTGCGAATGACCTACCACCACCAGCTTCGTTAATTGCGCTTAGAAGTGGTTTAAACATTCTTGTACTACGTGCATTTATTACACTCTCACCCTTAGATAGTCTAGCACTAACACTATCACTCGTTCCTGTACCATATCCACCTACAAAACCACCTTGTGCAAATTGTGGCTCTTCTACTGCAAGTATCTTATCAATGTTAGCCATACCAGCTAAAAATGTAGAACCAGCTAATATAGGACCAAATACAGGTCCAGCACCGACAGGTGGTGGTGCTAGTGCAGCAGTCATAGCCATATAAGTATTTATAGTTGTTTCAGCGACTGCTAATGCTTTTGCTGCTTTACTTTCTTCACCCATAATACTTTTAATGTTAGCAATACTTTGTAAAACTATATCAACATCAGTCTGCGTTTGCGTTCTACGTATTTCATTAAGTTTATCTGCTTTACGTTGTTCAAGTGCAGTTATATCTGTACCACTCTTTTCAGCAAGTCTAAACAATTCTTCATATTGTTGCTCTACTTCTAATAACTCTCTTTCTCTTTCGCTTACACCCTCTAATGCTAATTCTTTCTTTACATCTTGTAACTCTCGTTGTAAAGATACTTGATTAGTAAGTTGTTCTGATTGAAAGCCTGTTATTTGTGCTTCAATAGCTAGTAACTCATTTTGTGCTTCTGTAAGTGCTATTAAGTTCTCTTGATTTTTTAATTTATCATATTCAATTTGTGCTGCTTGTACTTGTATCTGTTGTAAAGCTAACATCTCTTTGGCTTGTTTTTCTAATACTACACCAAGTTCTTCATTAGCCTTTATTCTATCTTCAAAAGTTTGGTTTTCATCATCTCTTACTTGCCTTAACTTTTCTGCTTGTCTATCATAGCTCTCTATAAGACCTTGTATCTTAACTTGTGATAGTTCGGCTTGTTTTTGTAGTGCTACATTAGCCTTTGCACTATTTATAGTTTCTTTAGTATAATCTACTACTGCTTCTGTTACCTCGTTAAATGTTTTTGCAATTTTAGTAGTGCTATCATCAACACCTGTAACTACATCTACCATTTCTTTACCAGCCTCTTTGATAGTTACACTAGCTTCTTTAAATTTACCAGCAACTAATAAGCTAATAGTATGACCAAGCAAATTAGCAACTTCTATGGCACTTTCAAATCGTTCTATTAGATTGTTTTTTAATGCAGTACCTAAAAGTCTAATACTACTTACAGGATTTTCAAAAACATTTTTAAAAAATTCTGCAACTTGTCCGAAATTATTAAACACAAAGTTTACAAAATCATTGATAGCTATACTTGTAGCCTCAAATACAGTATTAAAGAAGTCAGCAGTCTTTTGGTTCTGCATAAATATTTCTTGCAATAAGTTAAGTGCTTTTATAGCTAAACCAATACCAGCAGCTTTTAATGCTAATCCTACACCTTTTATTGCTGCTACAAATGTAGAAGTAGCTTTAGCAGTAACAGTAGCTGATGCTCCTATACCTACAACTGCTGTTTTTACTTCTTCTAAATTATCTTTTGCATCGCCTACATCAGCGACTAATTTCATTACTACTTCTTCTTGTATTGCCATTTGCCTAGTATTATCTCGTTATAATCTGTTTTATCTTTATACTTAGTTATCAAAGGTAGTACATCTTTAAATGCACTAAACCCTACTGCGATAACATCGCCCATTAGTTTAAATTCTATCGCTTTACGCATATCTTACTTCTGTTACTTTTAAATCTACTGTCCAATATACTGTATGTCCTGTATCACCTGTTACCTTAACCTCTATGTAATCAGGTGTATTGACTATTGGTGCAAAATCTATATCATACTGGTTAGCACTACTATCTCTAATTGTTGTGCTTTTCTCGTGTCCTACTTCTGTAAGTGTATTGTTGGTGTATTTATAGGTAGCGTGTCCGTAGCTAGTAAATATATCGTTACTACTAGGATTAATTCCTACTGCTGTATAGTCAATAGCATAGCCACTTTCGTAACTTTGATTTATGTAAAGTCTTGCGCCACTATGACCACCTAAATATAATTCAGTAGCAGTATTATCAGTTGTAACACCATCGAATTGATAAAAGCTAAACTTTGCTCTATTAGCTATCTTAGATGCACTAAAGGCTATCTCACCAAAGTTCTCTGCGTATGCGTTCTTACCTATTGCAGTTGCATTGTCAGCGTTCTTTTGTATAAGGTTTCTAAATCCTAATGCTACGTTATTTATACCACTTGTAATTTTATTACCTATACCTACTGCAAAGTTGCCATCGTTTTTAAGTATATTACCTTTAGCTTTATTCTTATCGCTATCAGGTTTTATAGTAGTGTCATAGCAATAACATACACTATTACGAAACTTAAAGCCATAGCCTAAACAATCTTGCTCTGAACCATCAGTAGTACCTGTACCTTTGTCATCTACAAATAATACTTTGCCATTCTCTATAATTCTAGCTATTTTTCTCATATTCTAAGTAGTTCTACTTTTGCTAAATTATTCCTATCTGTATTATACTCTATCTTATTAACTCGATAGTGCTGGTCTTTAACTTTTACTAAATCACCAAAGCTAAAGTTATAAATATCTGTTGGCTTTAGATTAAATTCTGCTTTTAGTATCAAGCCATCAGTAATGTTAAACTTTTCATCTATATAATCTGCCCAAAAGAAGTTATACAAAGTTCTACTAGGTATATTGCCTAGTGTTGGTGTATATATAGGATTGGTAAAGCCAAATAATAAAGAGTATGAGTTTGTTTCTACTTGTGGTAATGGTGGGTTGTTGTCAGCACTACCATAGTATTGTGTACCATTATTTATAAATTGATAATCAGCACCAAATATGTCGCCTGTATCATCTTGCACATCTAAATCTATATCAAAGCCATTGTCATTTTTAAATATTAATCTAGGTGCATTATCAAACGCTTCTAGTTCTTCACCATTATCGGTAGCTATGTGTTGTAAGTTTATGTTACTATTATCTAGTTGTTTAGTAAAAGGTGCTGCAAATACGCTTAACTCTATTGTATTTACCTCATCGCTATCTACATCAAACTCTAATACTTGACTACCATACTCTGTATTGTGTGCGTTCTTATATCTTTCGTGGTAATAGTCATCACTATCTTCTGCATGTTTAAACTCTATGCGCTTAGGTATCTCGATAGGCTCTATTACAAATTCGTTAGCGTTTATTTTCTTTGTCCAATCTATTACATTGTTAGTAGTGAAGTTATAGTAAGGCTCTATTTTAAGTAAATTGTTTTGCTTACTCTCTAAAGTCAGATTAAATGCAGTTACTACATCTTTTAGTATATCAGCTAACTTAATATCACCTCTATTAGCTTTTATTAGAACATCAGTTGGTGTGTTTAATAAGTTTAATGATAAACTAGCATCTGAATTAGCTATCATTAAATCTGCCATAGGTGCTACCCATTGTAAAGTAACTGTATTACCACTAGCTACGAATACACTACCTGTAAAAGTCTTTGTTTCTACTGTTGGGTTACCAAGTGCTACTGCTTCATTTATATAGTGTTGCCCTAAATTTTCATCATTAGCATATAATCTCAATATACCATATTGAAAATCATTTTCGTTATATATTTTTACTGTGTATTCTATGTTTAAGTAACAATCGTAAGGTGCAGTAAATACACTTGTATCGTGGTTAAAGTTACTATCAGTATCACCACTCTCATTTACAAAGTCTATTACTGTTGCACTCTCTATACTATCACCTATATTAGTACCATTGTTTACACCTACACTATCTGTACCACTACCAACTGTTGCAATTATTGTATCATCTTCAAAATCGCTACTATTATTATTTAATCCTATATCAAAAAATATATCTTTAAAATAGTCAGTTTCAAAAAAACCACTATCATAACTAAATCCAGCATAATCAAATATCTTATCTATAACATATTTAAGGCTTATGTTTAGTATATAGTTTTCTTGATAGCTACGCATATATAAATTTTCAGCATCTACATATATTTGCCCATCATTTATTAATGGATAGAAAACTTTATCAGTAGTACCACCAGCACTTAATGTAGTCAAGCCAAACCAACTTTGTATAATATTAGTTGGTGTTAGTTCGTGGTCTATATCTGTAAAGTCTAAATCGTTTATAGTAGCATCTGCAAGTGTTTCTATAATATTAGCAACATCATTAAACAATACCACATTGTATGTAACCTCTGTATCTTTATCTACGACATTTAAGAGCCTTAAAAAACCCTCAAGTACTAATACATCTTCGCTATACAGAAATGCTTTTACGTTCTTATATACGTTAAAATTAGTCTTATATCTATCTACGTTGTAGTAATGCTCAAAGAACTTATTGTTACGCTTAGTAGCTGGTAGGTTAAAGTCTTTAGAGTATGATGCGTTCTTGCTTTCTATATCTCTAACATCATCTACTTGTAATGTTAAGTTGATATTCTCATTACCAAACGTATCTAACTCTTGCAACTCATTAGTTACTTGATTTTGTACTACTAATCTTATCATAGTCTTTGTACTCTTGTGTTATGACCTTTTTCTATTGTTATGATATACTGCTTTAACATATCGTTAGCAGTAGTTTGTTTTATGTATTCTGTTTCATTAATGACAACAGGCTCGAATGTAGTGCCTGTCTGCATATAAACATCAGGACTTAAAAATAATTCCTCTAATATAGCTGCTTCATCTTCTGTAATAAAATCTGTATTAGCTTCTATGGTTTCTATTGCGTTTACATTAAATGCTCTTGTACCACCATTGTATGTACCTTGCGTGTAATAATCAAAGTTAAAAGCATCGCCTGATGATGTAGTAGCTAGATATGGTGTAGTACCATAGTTTTGTTTTATAGCAGTCTTGTTTATTTGTGTCTTTCTTACTGACTTCTTAGTAAAGTTGTAATAATCCCAAGCACCTAGACTATTTAAAAATGCTAACCTAATAGTTTCAAAGCCTTTGCAGTCTGCATCTTGTATAGTAAAATAGTAAACTTTACTAACAGATGTGCTTACATTTAGTGCAGTTACAGTATAGTAAGCTACGTTAGTAAGGCTAACCCCTAATTGTGTTAATTGAGCAGTACCACAACCAAAGTATAACAAACCCTCGTTAGTATTATCACCACCAACTTGTGTAGCAGTAATAGCTGAACCGAAAGGAGCACCACCATTAAGCGTAGTGTTATCTACATATTCAGTGTCTAACATAGTATCTGAACTATTATAGGTTCTAATTCTAATTCTAGTTACTTTACTATCTAAGTAATGCTTACCATTTAAAAAAGCCATCGTGTGATATTGTCCAGCTTGTATTTTCTGACCTGATAAACCTGTACTAGCAAAGTTTTGTGGAAACTTAGTTAAGAACTTCTTAGTACCACCTGTTAGTAGATAACCACTAAAATCTTCTGTACTATAACCAGCATTGTGCTGCAATACTGAATTAAAAAAGTTAAAATTAACATCTGTACTTATTGAAAACTCTTGTATGGTAGTACCACTACTATTGGTGTATTCATAACCCCCTAAACAAGTACAATTATTAAGATTGTTTCTATTCCTTGCGTACTTGTCTATCTGATGTATAGCGTGGTTGTTTTCATACATTGTGTCAGTATTAAATGTACTATTTGCACCACCAGCTAAATCATAACCACTCTTATCAGTTTCTGTATAATCTTGCAATATAGATGATATTCTAAATAATGCTTTGTCGTTAGTATCAACAGGTGCTTTAAGTGTTGCTACTGTTTGAGCATTAACTGCTACTACACAAATGTATTTTAAGTTAGATACTACCCCAGCAACTTGTTGTGCAATTAATAAAGGTGGTATATCTTCTGCGTATATTACTATATCTGAATAAGCTGGTGCAAGGAATTGTGCGTTGCCTTGCATTGTTGTTCTTAAATTTACTGCCATTATTCTATCTCTTTACTTACGAATTTTAAAAATTGTTGTGTGTCTTGTGCGTATGCCTTGATAAAGTCTTTAGGTAAATCTCTATATGCTACATTAAAAGCATCAGTAAAGAAGTTGCTAGGCTTAACACCATATAGCTTTATATTCCTAGCTATGCTAAACACTAAACTCTTGCGTGGTATAAACCTACCCTTTTTATCTCTAACACCTTGTATGCCTTTGCGTACTGCCCACTTGTCTATAACTCCTGATGGTGGTTGTTTTGTAGTGTACTTGTAAGGCGAGTTAGGTGCTTTAGCACTTGACTTACTACCCTTAACCCCTTTATCTACAAACTTAGCGTAACCCTCTGCTACAAAAGACATATCTACTGCACCACTAGGATAAACCTTAATAAAGTACCCTAGACTACTACCTAAATCGCCACTAGCATTTCTGCCTTTAGCGTTTAATATACCTCTAGCAGTCTGTACTACCTTTTTGCCAAAGGTGTCTAATACTTTATCTACATTACTCATTATGCAGTTGCTATTACTACCTCAATATCTAAAGTAACAGTAGCAGTTGCACTATAAGCGTATAACGCTTCTATCTCTGCTAATGCAGTTTGTGCTGCTTTACTTGTTGCGCCTTTTACATCTTTTGCGCCATTTATCATATAAATACTACCACCAGCTCTGACTTCTTCTGCTGCCGATGTAGCGTTACTAGCTTTAGTAATTATTACAGAGTTAGTATCATCTAAATTAGTAATTCTGATATACTTAATATCATCATAGTCAAATTCAGGTGAAGTAGGTGAACTATCAAAGTTTGCTAATGTTGTAGCAGTTTGTGCAGTTAGAGTATATATCCTTTTTGATATATTACCTACACTTGCAATAGTATGCGTTGTAGTTGTGTCATAGGTTGCTCCACCTAATGTTAGTTCTTCTTTTACTTGAACTGTTAAAGTACTTGGTGTAATTGTTGTTGCCATTTTTTAATTAATTTTCTTTATTATATATATTATTATTATATTACTATTATATATCTATATATATATATTATATAGTGTATATATTCTTGTTTGTGTCCTTTTGTTGTTACGCATTTGATGTAACTCATTCATTTTGAGATAGTTAGGATATTGCGACATTTCCACTACAATTACTTGCATTAAATCCTACCTCTATACTGACATTAGCAGTCCACCCACTAACCTCATTGTCGAACCTTTCTGTAAAAGGCTCACAACTAACACTAGGACTTATTGCAACCTCTGTTTGAAAGTCAGGTATGTTTTCGTACTCTCCTGTTCTATTCTTTAGCAGACTAATAACATCGCCAATAGTTTCTAGCGTATCACTCAACACATCTCTCTCGTTGCTCTCATCTTTGCTTACTAAGTCCATTACAATAATCTGAAACGAATATGTTAGCGTGTGCTGTGCAAAGTTAGCAGTAGCAGTAGAAACGTGAAGTAGTGGGTATGTGGTTTCTGTTAGGTCAATCTCAAATATATCGCCTATGGTCGTTGTGTTTATTTGAAAGTGTGTGTTTCCTATTTCTTCAAATATGCCATACAACATTTGTAGCGTTATGTTTTTAATCTCTGTTCCTGTTGTTAGTATCATCTTCTATTCTGTATGTGTGTTAAATCTTTTTGGTACGCTAAGAAGTTAAAGCATTCGTTTACCGATAACTCTAACACCTCATCAAATTTTAATATATCGCCATTTGCTAAATTATAAATTAAACTGTACCAGCCATATTTTTCGTTAAATTGTTCTTCTTCTGTCTTAAAAGTTTGCGCCTCTCTCGCCTCGACAGGCTCTTTGAATAAACTTGCGTAGTGGCTATGTAGTCCGTTGCGATAGTCAAAAAAAAACTAGCAGCACCATTAACAGTATCTACGCTAAGATTGTCTTTAAATATCTTTGCTCGTTTCTTAGCAGTTCTAAAGTCATAATCTTCTACCTTATACTTATCACCCTTTTGTTCTGTGATAGGTCTGTATAGTATAGCCATTACACTATCCATAGCACTCCAGCCATCGCCTAACTTATTATCTAAATCTACAAACTCTTTTAACTTTAGTTCGTGTAGGTTAGGGTGGAAACCATAATCTATACCATCTATTGTGATAACTAAGTTAAGGTCTTTGTTAGCTTCGTTCTCCATTAGCTTACCTAGTTGCTCCATTACTGCATCTATATCTGACTTCTTACAACCTTGTAATAGTTTCTTAGGTGCATTAGTAAAAGCACTAATAGTAGCTATTGTCTTTTCTAAATCATCTTCAACACCATCTACGCTTAACATAAAGTCCATATACTTACCAAGAGATACTTGCGACCAGCTTGTAGGTATTGCGTAATTGATGTTGTTAATAACTAAATCCATACTATAAAATATAAAAGTTAAAATTTGAGTATAATTGCAACGTTTTGTTAATTAAGATTGTTTGTTTGTAAAAGAGAGTAGTTGTTTAGCTACTCTTTTTTTATTGTATATAGTAAACACCTTGTGGCTTTAGTTCATAGTACATTCGCATAGCCAAAGCATCACTAAAGTCAGGAGAACGACCAATAGCATTCTTTACCTCATCTTTACTTATCAGTTGTAGCTTAGTATCTTTGTCAAAGTTCTTGCGCCTTACTTGCTCTAATTCTTGCACTATAAAGTTCTTGTACGTTATGTTAGTGCAGTTAATATATAGCTTAGACTTATTTAGAGCATCGCTAAGGGCATAATAGCATTGCGTCTTTAGATTGATATAGTTTTCTTTTTTAAGTGCCTTAGAATTGTTTACAAAGCCTTTGCATCTCAATATGTCCTTAACACCACCACCCACACCATCATCATCGACTATAATATTACCTAGTGCTACATTGTAGTTTCTCTGTATGGTGCGTATCTCATCTGCTGCTTGTGTTACGCTATTAGTGTCTAGCACCTTAAAGTATTCGGCTCTTAGTCCGTTCCAATAGATTATTACTGTCTTATCTTTACCAAACCTTGCGATGTCAGCAGTAATGTATCCTATGCCACTTGGTGTATCATCTAATTCAAATGCGCCTAGTATAGCATTATAGTCTATTAGCTTATCTTCGCTATCATCATACTCCCAATTACCATATAGCAGTCGTTGCTTACTGATGTGGTCTAGTTTCTCTAGCTGGTCTTTGTAATGCTTAGAAACGTGCTTATTATCGGTTACTAGCGATTGTATGAACTTGCGATATGGTAGTAATCTATTCTCTTTATGTGGTTTGTAGAACGTGCTATATACCCATTCCTTACTTGGGTTGCAAGTCATAAGCACCTTTGGTATTAGATTGTATTGGTCTAGCTTATATCTTATCCTACTGCTTACTATCTGCTTTGCTTTCTCTGTTATTTGGTTGCACTCATCTATAAATGCAGCAGTAAGTTCTAATGAACCTAGACTATCGAAGTTCCTATCTGATGGGTATTGGAATAAGTCTTTTAGTATAACCTCTGAACCATTGTAAAACGTAATGATGTTGCTTGATGCATTGTATTTGTAGTGTGTGTTGGCTTCTATCCCCCATTGGCTACATACATCAAAGAAAGTGTTTAGTGTGGTTTTCTTTAGGCTGTCTAGCTTACTACGACCTATCATACATCTGATGCCATCGTGTGAGGTGCATAGCCATATTATCCAAGCACACCCCAAGAAACTCTTACCACCACCAGCAGCACCACCATACAGTACTTCTGTTGTGGTCTTGTCTGTTAGGTAGTCAATCGCTAACCATTGTTTATCCGTTAGTTTCGCTTTCATCATCTCGCATTAGAGTTATTGTAATAGGCTTAAACTCTCCTGATACATCTAACTCTTGTTTCTCTACATAACCTCGCTTCTTACCTTTGGTCTTTAGGTAGAAGATTGTGGCTTGTGTTTTACCTTTGCCTATCTGCTTATGTAGTTGGCTCTCTGCAAAGTCTATCGCTACATCATCAATACTCTTAACTGCTAACTTATATGCTTCATCTTCTTTGAGCCATCTATAATGTGTTTCTCTTGTAATATTAACTAACTTACAAGCTGATGTAACTACTCCCAATGTTTTCTCTAATGCTTCTAGCATCGCTATCTTACCTTTCTCTGTTCTATCTTGCATAGGTGTCATATTTTGTAATTATTTACCACACAAGGCGCATACTATTTTGTCCTTTGGTTGTGGTTCTTCTTCTTCTTGATTGTTATATATATCATCTTCATTGAGCCATACATCTAAACCCCAATCTTCTAATTCTACACTATCCCATTCATTAGCTAGTATATCCCAATCCCAATCGCCAAAGCCTAAGTTGTCTTTAATTATAAACTCTTGCTTTTGTTTCTCTGTTAGTTTGTCTGCTCTTATTATATTTACTTCTGTATGTCCTAACTCTACTATTGCTTTGTATCGCATATTGCCACCAAGTATATACCCTTTGTCATCTACTACGATAGGTCTTAGCTTTAGCATTTCAGGAAAGTCTTGTATAGATTGCTTTAGCTTTTCAAACTTAGCTTTATTTACAAGTCTAGGATTGATAGGGTTATTGCGTATGCTATTAATAGGTACTTGTTCCATTGTACTTAAATATCTTATTGTTTATTCTATCTATGTCGCTTTGTTCTTCGTTCAGATGCTTTTGCCTTTTAAGTTCAAAGTTAAGATGGTCTATTGCCTTTTGTATGTCCTTAGATATATCGTTGTCTTGTTTCTTACCAGCTCTCATAAGGTAGGCTAGTGCTACTCCTAAGTTATAACTGTTGCCACAAAAGTCCTCTATGACTTCGTGCGCTTCCATTTTGTAGTAAGTTCCTTTGTAGTAATTTGGTGTGTTCATAATGTTTCTACTATCTTTTTTATTCCTTGATAACAAGTGTTTATGCAACTGCTGCAATTAGATGTTGTCTTGTATCCTGTTCTATGTATCTCGTTGTATAGCGTTATTAGTTCTGCTTTAGCATTTCTATTCTGCGCTACACCTGTCTTGCATAGTTCCCACACATCTAATATGCGTTTCTTTTGTTCTTCTGTTATAGGTGTTTCCATTTTCCTTTAGGGCATTTCTCTGATTTCCAACTTGCTTTAGTTTCTATTGGGCAACCACATAGGCTGCACTCTACATCAGGTGTAAGGTGTGGGCATCGTGAGCAGATGTATGTTCTATCATAGTATGTTGTTACATCTACGTTCTCAAAACCCCCTAACACTCTCTTGCTGACTGCTTTGAGATAGTTATAGGTCTTTACCATCAAGTTTGGAGTGTCCATTTTCTTTCTGTTGTCCATATCTATACAATTTAATAATTCCTATTGGTGCGTGTTCATCGCTTAGTACTATATCTACATCATCAAAAGTCATTTCATCTAGGTTTATTATGTATTCTAATTGTCCTAGTTCGTCATAACATTCTATGATGCTCAATCCATAGCCTACTAATCGTTGTAAATCATCATAAATCATTACGCTTTTCTTTTAATCTATCTTTTATATATTCTTTTACTTTCTTTATTGTTATGTAGATATTCATTCTGCTTATCTTGGTCTTTTTACTAAGGCTAGAATAGGTATATTTTCTGCCATCATTATCACCAAGTACATACAGTCTAAATAGTTCTCTATCATACCAATACAACTCTGACAGAATTTCATTAATCCTATCAGCATCTTGTATAAAATATAAATCTTCTGCTTTTTGTTTTAATCCTAGCTTCATTAAATCATCATCAAAGCTAACATCTTTGTATGCTCTATTGTATTTGTAGTAGTATCTTGATGTCTTAGAATAGTAGTTATTCTTGCATAGCCTTATAAAGTAGTACTTAATCTTTTTATCTCTTATAAGTTGCTCTAGCTTTTCGGTATCTTCGCATAGATATATAAATACCTCTTGGGTAACATCATCTAAGTCTTTTGCTGGTATGAAGTTCGCAGCAGTATCTTTCAGTTGTGTAAATAGTTCATTATCAATCACATAGCATTATACGCAAAAAAGAATATAAGTTTATAGGTGTTGATAAATAGTTATGAACTAAGTTATAAACCACAGTAACCACTATCACAATCAGTAAAATCATCATCAAATAGTTGAATTTGATTAAAACTATTTTTTATGTCTTTATATTTTATTTCACTTTTAAATCTAGCCTTATTACTATCGTATGTTTTTTCTTCCTGTTTAATAAACCAATCAAATTTTTTTTCTTCTTTATTGCTCATATGTTTTAACATAATAGTATTTCTATGAAAGCAACCAACACAATTATTAGCATAGGCAAATCTTACAGGCTTATCTATCCAATATTGCTCTATGTTATCTTTAAATATAGCATCTTTAATTAATGGAAATGTAGGAACTCTGTAAGGTATTGTTTCCCATTTGTTTCTACCATTCTTAGATTTTTCCCAAGTACCTTTCATATATTGAATGCCGTTTGTACATCTTTCTAGCATAGCTTTGGCTCTGCGTTGTTCGTTTGCTCTAAAGCCTATACGCATCTCAACAGGCTCTTGATTAAACTTATCAGCCCACCAATAAAATATAGGCTTAATCTTCATCTCAATAGTGCAAAATCTTTGCACCTTATTAGGTAAGTAAACCTTATCGCCTCTTTTTATTACCTCATCAAATGTTTTGCCACTTATCCAATCTATCTTTTGTCCTATGTATTGCTCTAGGTCTAGCATAGTATATATTATAGTATCTTGCTCTAAAGTACCTATAAATTCTTTGCCTATCTTGTCACTTACTACTTGTCTTATTTTTTTGTCTGGGAATAGACAATCTTTGTCGTCTGTTCTAACTAGTGCAAATACATTAGCATCAGCAGGATAGTGTGCTGCTATGTAACTTGATGTTTTACCACCACTTAATGAGTTTACTGTTTTCATAATAAATCTTTTACTTTCTGTTTGTATATTTCTATCAGATATTCTAAGTCAGTCTTTGAGTATTTAACAGATTTGTGGCTAAGTTGTATTATTTCTTCTGCTTCGTGTTCGCCTATCTCACTACACAATCTTCTGTAAAAGCGTATCTTTTCACCCTCCGAATAAATATTACACTTTACACACTGTGGGCGACAATTATGCTCGTGCCATCTCGTGCTAGTATGTTTCCTAGACTGCATATGACCATTTTGCATCTCTTTAACGTGCTTGACTACACCACAAGTATAACACTCTACCATTCCATTATCATCAGCGTAAGCCCACCGAATGTATTGGCTAAAGTGTTTGTCTAGTTCTTTTTTAAGTTGTGCGTGTGTTTTTGCCTTTTTAGCCATTCTTTATATTGTTTATCAGTTCTATGTTGAAAGTATAGCGTAAGTCCTGTATATGCTATCGCTAGTATCAATGCTATTAAATATATCTCTCTCATTTTAATCTCTTTGCTTTGTTAATAGTTTCAGCTATTGCCTTTTGTCCTTGCTTGTGTAATTGGAATGCAGTTAGTCTGTTCTGCCCTCTCATTCTTATTTCATTTTGCTTGTGGTCATTAATCCATACAGACCAAGTACGCACATTAACAAAAGCACTTGTACCTTGTTCAGGATTGCGTAAGCCTATATCGAATGCAAACTTAATTTCTTCCATAGTTAAATTAGTATGGTAATTTATCAAGTCATAGTACAAGAGTTGTGCCATTCCTAACATCTGTTGTTTGTCAGGCTTTTGCCCTAGTGCAGCATAACACATACCCACTAGGTCGACACTATCTTCTTTTAGTCCATTTATATCACCAGCTTTTAATCTATCAAATATCCTCATTTCTTTTTTTGCGTTTGTATCGTTTGTTATAAGTCATTCTATCCTTTTTGTATTCGTACTCCCAACCCATAAGTAGTTTGAATGGTGAGCAAGTTACTAATTTATTTTTAGTCATTTAACATCTCGTTTCTAACACTTTGCCAAGTGTCCATTACATTATTCTTTTTAGTTCCGAACTTACTTTCGTTCTTACTCCAAGTCTTTAGCCTACGAGCAATATCAAAAGTCTTTTGTAGTTCATACCTTAACCTAGTCTTTGACTTGTTAGGCTCTGTCCAATAGTCCACAAACGCTTCTAACATCTCTACACTATATAGTTCTTTGAAAGCAGATACCTCTATAATAAACTTATTGCTAACTGTATCTAAATTGCGCTTCTTAGGCTTGTCATTAAGCTGGTACGATTTATAGTTTACGACTGTTATGAGAGAGTTTTTAGTAGTGCTTGATATATCTATATACCCTTGCGCTTTTAATCTCTGTAAACGCTTGTAAATAGTAGAGGGTTTTAGGTGTAGTTCTTCACTTGCAGTTATCCTACCTGTGATAAACTCACCCACCTCAACCTTTCTACCATAGACTACATTGGGTGTCGTGTTGGCTTTGAGTATGCACCACACGAACACCTTTAGTAGTTCTGCATCTGCAAATACTCCGTTATCTAATATCTTACGATGTAGCTTAATGTAGCCTTGCATTACTTAGTCAGTTTATATTGTGCGTATCTTACAGGCTCACCAAACTTGTTTTGACTTTTTAACATTATAGTTTCTATATCATAACCATCTTCTTTTAGTTCAAAGATGCGTGTAGCTAATCTCATAATACTATAATCGAAGAACGCTTGAACAGGAGTTAATGCACCTACCTCTTGCAGATGTCTTAGTACTTTTTCTTTTTGTGTCAATTTCATAATTTTATTTGTTAATGGTTTGTTTTACTTCTACAATAATATCCATCAGACTATCATAGATAGTTTCTACATCTTCATTATTGTTGGTAAATTTAATAATTTCTTTTTCATATTGGTCTGCTACTTTCAAAAGTCTGTTAAACTTTAGCTTTACTATCTTGGAGTGTGTACCCTTGAGATTGTATAGCTGCTCGTTAAAGCATCTAAAGGTAGCTATTAGTAATTGTAAATCTATTGTATGTTCTTTTGTCATTACGCTAATGCTTTACGAATTTGTATAAGGTCTGATATTGCTCTATCTACCTCATCTAATGCTTGTAGTTCGTTAATACGTTCTATGCGTTCAGATTTGCTCTTATACTCTGCAAAGACTAAATCAAACGCTTCAATGTATTCAGGATACATCTTAGGGTTTTGTATGTATTGCTTGTGCAGTTTAAGATAGTGGTAGAAGTTAGTCCTATGCTTACAGAAGTGTGTAGCTAGTTCTGCTGGTTTCATACCACATTCCATAAGAATATTACATATTACCATTCTTGCCATTACTTGTTCCTTATGCTTTGTCTTAACATTTATATCTTCTTGCTCGATAGATATATGTTTTGTTGTTATATACATAAGTAGTTCAATCTCTTTTTGTAAATCCATTACCTTGTAGTTTTGTGGTTATCATCATCGTTTAAAATCTTGTAAATGTCAGGCTCTATCTCTTTTATCTTTCGATAGATTGCCCTCACATCTTTCATCACCTCTTGTCTAGTAGTCTTAGGTATGTCCGTTCCTGTAACTGTTGTTACTAAGGATTGTGCATCTGCTAGTAGTTTATGCGTTATTTTCTTCATAATCAAAAAAATCTTTAATGTTATAACCTTTACTCATTAATTCTAATGCGTACATATCTAACTGTTTGTCTGTTCCTTTAAATACAATACCATTAACGCTTATGTTATCTACATAGCTACGACCTGTGAACAAATCACCTTTAGCAACCCCACCAAAGAGATTGCCTTTAAATGTTATCAATGTCTTTTTAACTATTGTATCATCTGCTGGTGGTATGGTTTTTATAATAAACCTTTTATTAGCGTAGTCTAAAGAGCCATACTCGTTTCTAGCACACTCATAGTCAATGCCTTTGTTAACACCATCTTGTGTGTAATATGGGAATGTCTCGTACATATCTTAAAAGGGATTATCTTCGCCAAAAGCATTATCAAAACTCTCTAAGGCTTCTGTATTAGACTTCTTGAACTTCCAAGCATCAGCAGATGTGTAATAGTTTCCCTTATACTCTCTTGATGATAGATTGAACAATACAGTAAACTCATCGCCTATTGCCACATCTTTTAGTAGTGCTACTTTTTCTTCACCGAATAGATTGAAGCATAACTCTGAATTGTATTGATTACCTGTGTCAATTACAAACGATTGCTTTACCCATTGCTTACCAGCTTTGCTAGTTCCACTTTGTAAGTCTAATACTTTGACTAACTTACCTTTCATTTCTAAATTCATAATGTTTAATTTAATTGGTTAATTTATCTTTTAAATTTTTCACTNTCATCTTCGCCAAACACACCTAATGCGTATAGTCCAGCTAACTTTAAGACTGCTCTACTCATTGCTCTTTTCTCTGCCATCTCCATAACATACCAAGAGTTAGTATTACCATCTTTGTAATTGGCAGCCTTTAAGGCACTTCCAAAGGTTTCTATGGCACTTTCTTCGTGCAAGTTAGCACTAGCCTTAACTACTGCAAAATTAGGCTCACATCGTATAACCTCGTAAGAGATGTATATACTTAGGTTTGCTTGTATCTTGTCTATGCCACTACGAGTAATGATAGTGTAGTGTTGGTGCTTAAATAAATCATCAGAAGTTAATCCGTTCTCTTTAAACACTCTGTTTAATGTTTCTTGCTTTGTCATATTAATATGCAACTAGATTAATAATTCCTAATATGTCTAGCACTATGAATAGGGTTGCTAGACTTAACCCTAATACGATTGTAATTTTAGTATCTCTTTTCATATTAAAGATTGTTATAAATGTTTACTAAGTCTTTTGCAAGTCCTAATGATAGCTTATAGGCTTCTATTTGACCTTGATACCATTCTACAAGAGTTTCGTTTTCCATCTCTTTGTACTCTACTTGTTTTTCTTCTGCTCTTAGTAGTTCATCTTCTAGTATCGCAACTCTGCAATTAGCGTGGTAAGTTACATCGCCTAGTTTGACTTTTTTTACTTGTACTCTACAAGTGTCGTTATAAATTTCTGAATATTTGTGCATAAGATAATTGTTTAGTTATACCACCAAAGCCCCCTATTTATTTCAGTAGGAGGTGGTGAAGTTAGTTACTTTTATATAATTTGTAAATCAGTTACTTTTTTATTATTTTCTTTACAAGACTGTAATAACAGTATAGCGTTTGGCATTACTAAACTTTCGTGTGTTCCAGCTTTTCTCAATAAGTTACATAAGTAGTCAATTTTTTGTTCTGTTGTCATTGTTAAATGTTTAAATTAATAATTGTTTTGTTTGGCAAATATAAACACTTTTTTTAAATATAAACAAATTTTTGTAAAAATATTTATATAAATATATATATACTAGATAGTATTATATATATAAACTATAATATATATATAGAGTATATTCTTGTTAGTGTTACTTCGTTGTTACGCTTTAAGTGTAAGTAACTGACTATAAGGGCATTAGGATATTTATAGGAAGTGTGCCATTTTCTTTGACTACCATACACCCTATTGCTGGTTTCTTTCCAGCTTTAGCGTATGCCATAGCGTAGCTTTCGTGGTCGATACCACAACCTACTTGACTGCCAAAGATACGGTACTTCTGACCTACATAGTGTTCGGTGTAGCATTGTGTGTGTAGGTGTCCTTGTATTGTATTCATCATATCGGCTCTGCATTTAGTTCTTGCAGTACCAGCTTCTCCGTGTATGTATTGCACATCATCTTTCACATAGCGTTCTACAAAATCCCAATTAGGAGTTTCTAAGACATCTTTGTAGCTTTTAATCCACTTACTAGGGATTGCACTAGTTTGTGCCTTACGCATTATTATTCTGTCGTGATTGCCTATTAATACAGTTGCATACTCAAAGGCTTTGTACCACTTTGCTATTTTGCTAATAGCTAGGTCAAGTTCATCACCACCACCCATACCATCAGCAGATGTTTCGTGATAGCTTGAGTAGTGGTTATCTATAACATCACCAATAAATACAACCTCGTTGCAGTTGTGTGTATGGTATTGCTCTAGGCAAAATTCTAAATAACCATCAAGGCAAAATGGTTCGTGTATATCGCCTATGACTAATACGTTGTTAGTCTTGTGTTTGCGATAGTTTTGTAGTAGTTGTTCTTCATCAGGTTTTAATCGGTAACGATTGTTAGGCATTGCGTTGGTTTTGGTTACTACTGCCACCAAAGAAAAAGTCAATGATGGTATTTACTTTACTAGACATTGCACCGAATACTGTGCTAATAAATCCTATCTCATAGTCAGATAGTTGTATATTATTTGTAACAAAATATCTAAATAAAACGTAAGATAGTCCAAAATATGCACAAGTAAATAATGTTGCAAGTATTTTTTGTATTAAAGCATCTGTACTATACAACTCTCTAGCACTTTTTCTATCTTCTACCTCTTTACTAAATATCTCTCTTTCTTGTTCAAGCAGTAGCCTTTGCAGTTCTAGCTTTAAACGCTGCTTTTCTTCATCAGATGTATGTAACTCATCTACTATCTCTGATACTTGTGGTACTAAGTTCTTGAATAAATCTAATATAACCATAGGGCATTGGGTTTATCGTGGTCTAAATCACTGTGTATGAACGACTTATGTATGCCAATTCGCCTAAAACCGACTTGTATAAGCGCAGTAAGTATCTTTACTCTATCGCCACTATTGTTACAAGCAATATCAACTGCTAATCCTTTACAATGGCTAGAGCCTACTCTACCACCTACATCTAAATTGTGTTGTGGTGTTCTATATCCACTCGTTATAACAAAAGGCACGTTAGCTATCTCTCTTGCTTCATCTAATTTTTTTAAGAAGTCTATGCACATCTTACCACCATCGCTAGTAGGTAAGCCACTACCCTCTAATGTAGGGCAGTCAAATTCTTCGAAATCAAAATGTTTTAACATTATTTTCTTTTACGATATGATATATACTTGTCAAGTGTATAGATGATAGATACGCATAACAGAACGATTTGCAGTACTTGCTCAACCTCTGTAAAACTAATCATTAGCGTTACGCTATTTAATCCTAGTACATCTGCGTTTTGACTTATCAGACTTTTCATTATCTTTCTTTGTTAAATAGCTTTTTAGCTTTGTTATATTTTCTTCTTTAATCTTATATATCGAAACTCGCATCTAAGAAACTTCTAAGTGTTATTCTATTACTTTGCTCGTGTCTATCCAATACTATACCACTAAAGTAAGTATCTTTTGTAGGTGCTAAATCCCCATTACTGTTTGTAGTATATTCAGGGAACAAATGGTTATTGTTACATAGATAATCTACTAACCTTGTTGCGTAGTATTCAGCAGTATTCTTTACTATCTCTCGCATATACTTAATATCTTCAAGTGAAGCTGGTGTAGATGTTTCTGAAATTTTACGCACTATATCCTTATTCATTATCTTGTATGATAAAAAAGGTAAACACTCATACAAAGCGTAGTGGATTAGTACAGGCTGAATGTAGTCATCGGTAAATGTTTTGTAACTACCTGTAAGTGTATCAGCAGTTATATCTGCTTGTATCTTGTCGTACAAGTCAGTACCTAACAACTGATGTATATGAATATCTTGTGCTACCTTAATGTATGGTAACAATAACTCTACATCTACATTACCATTGATAGTAGTAGATTTCTTTATAGTGTCCTCACTTACAAATAATACTGCCATTTTATCCCTTTATCTGTTTATTTAACTTATCGATTTCACTCAAAACTGCATTAATACTATCGTCTAGTTCTCTGTACTCTTGGTTCATTTTATAGTCTAAACCTAAGTCTTTTGCTTTTTGTTCAAATTCGTTATATACTGCATACGCTTTATCTAACATTCTACCAGCATCATTTTCCAATCTTTTAGCATCGTTTATTTGGTCATCAAGTTTCTTTCTATTGACCATTAAGTCTATTTGTGTTTCATACAAATTTGCATATAGACCAACTAACTTATCAGACTGTGTTCGCATTTCTTTTAAACTACCTAACTCTACCTTATGCGTGTCTAGTTCTATACCATTGAATAGTTTACCTAGTGCTATGTTTAATTCTTTATTGTTCATTTTAGCTTTTATATATAAAGTTATAATATCTTACATAATCATCAAATGCTTTAAGCATACTATCTGTACCAGCTTCTATACCACCTACATCGACTTTTACACCTAATTCTTTAGCTTGGTCTTTTAGTTTTTTTATGTCTTTTAATATTTGTTTAGATAATTCACTACCTTGTACGCTATCTTGCACACCTTTATTTGCAGTATTTTTCAAAGGCACAACGTGGCTTTCTGTATTATCCATTATTTTGTTTAATCTTTTGTAGTCTGCTTCTATATCATTTAATAAAGATAACTCTACCTTTTCAGACTTTAGGTTAAGTCTGTTTTGTTCTTCACTTAAATTCTTAAAGTAATTCATTTTAATATCCTTTTTTATTTACAAATCCATTTTTAGGCATTCTCTTTGGTGCAACAGGTACTTCTTGCTCGTTAGTTTCAGGCTTAAAACCCATACTCCTAGCTTTAGTAGTTGTAACTATCTTATCTGCACTACTAGCCTTTTCACCAGCTTGTAGGTAAATCCTACGAAACCATTTATGGTGGCAGTTGCCCCCACCTTTAAATTTCCATATAGAATAGTTATCTGCGCCATTCAATCCCCAACCTTTGTTTACACCTCTACTACCCATTCTAATTATATCCTCTTTACGATATACCTTACCAGTAGACATCATCTTAGTACAGAACTCTCTCTGTTGTCCACTAGAACGAGTTAAGCCTTTATCTTCTGTATATACATAACGTACTCTAAACTTACTCTTGTGTTCTTGTTGGCTTTGCCCATCTTGCTCTGACTTAGCATTGGGTATTGCTCTACCTGTCGTTGCTAACTCTAATTTTTCTAAGTTGTACTCAAAGTCAAAATCTTCGTGTTCGCCCTCTGCATCATCTTCGTCTATGAGTTGCCAATTCTCTAAGTCCTCATCTTCGCCAAACTCCATTATACATTTATCTAACTCTGTGTATTCAGCTAGGTTTTGTTCTTCGGCTACTGCTTGTTCGTTTTTCTCTAATGGCTCATATCCAAGTTCCTCTCTAATCTCATCTTGCGTAAGAACTTCTTTCAGCGTTTCAGCATCAAACATAGAATTTAAAGGCTGAACGTCTTTTATGCTCAATGGTATGGTAACACCATTTATTGCTAAAAGTTTCTTAAACGTCTTTAAAAGCTGATTTTGGAATGGTTTTACTACACTATTCATATATAACTCATACGCTTGTAGTAATTCGTTACGACCACCTAACTGCCCCTCTGTCTTAACACCTAATAGCATAGGACTTGTTACCCTATGACCAATCATAATGTTTTGTATCGTTAGTTCATTGAGTACTGTGTATTGCTTATCTGCATCAGATACTGCGATAGGTACTATTTCAGGCTTACTATTTGCATCATCACTAAATGTCAATACAAACTTACCAGCGTTGTTAGCACCTGTGAATTTATTAGCTATCTGTCTTTCTATCTGTACTCGTTCCTCTCTTGTTGGTATCCCTGATGCGAAATTAATAAAGTACGAGCCACTAAAACCATTAGTGATATTGTTTAAATGAAAGTCAGATGTAAGGTTATCTATCTGTATCCAATTCGTACTAGCTACATAGTCAGGAGTGTGGTACAATTCCATTGCTGGAGAGTATAAACCACTATATAATAATTGGCTACCCTCACTTCTATCCATCATATTAAATGGTGCTATGTGCTTGGGTGCGTATTCTTTCTTTCTGTATTGTGTCCAATCAGAGCATAAGTAATAGCAAGGTACTTTACCATCTTGGTCAGGCACTCCTATTCTTACTTGCTCAACAGGTATGTGGTGTAGTTCGGCTATCTTAGTCTTATCCTTAGACCATATTACATTAATAGCGTATGCACCTTGTAGTTTTAAATCAAAGGCTAACTTAACAAATAGTTCGTGTGCGCTTTCTTGTCCGTTTACTGCTGCTAGAAACTTCTTTAACTCTACATATTGTGCAAGGTCTTTACTATCCTCACATATAAAGTCCTCACCAGCTATCATAGCACTCGTAGCATTAACGATAGCAGCATTGGTAGCACTATTGTTATATAAATCTATTATATATTGTGGGTAGTTGTTTTTGTACTCACCATCGCCAAAGCCAATCCAATCAGCACCATTAACCTCAACACTTTTAGGTTGTACTTCGTTTGTTAGATTTATATTTATTAGTCTTTCTTTCATTAGAATTTATATAAGTTATAGTCTAATCCCATAAATGAGTGTACTCCGTTACCATCTATGTTTACAGAGTATGTTTTCCAACCTCTAGGGTGGTCGTATTCTAGTACCTCTGCTTCTGCATCTTTAGGCTCTAGGTTTTTCCAAAGTACGTCTAAATGGTACTTGTCAGAAAGTATAGGTGCTTTTGTTTCTTCGTCTTCTTCGTTGTATTCTCCTTGCTCTAAGACGATATAACCAAGTTTAACGATACAATGACTGTGTGTTGGGTATGTGTTACCATCTTCATCAGTAGATACCCCTAAAGCGTTTATTTTGCTTTCTGCTTGTTCTAAGCTATCAAACTCGTATTTACCTATCTTCTTCATTAGCTTGTTAAATTTGTAAGTTCTGTATCACTTAAAGCCTCATTAAATACTGCTAGTGATTTGCATTTACCATAGAAAGGCTCATTACCTCCACCTCTATTAAAATCTAAGCTAGTAAAATCATTTGCACTAAAAGTACCTCTTGATTGCACAGTACTTTTAACTCCATTTACATAAAAGTAATAATCACCATTATTATAAACAATAGCAATTTTATTATTTATTGATAAATCAATCGTAGCACTATTATAATTAAAATCATCTGTTGAACCTACAACAGTAAGTTGAATTTTACTAATATCAGGTCTAACTCTTGCAGTTATCCTCTTAGAACTACTACCATCGTTTATACTTAAAGAATTTGCATTATCATAAAAAGATGATAACTCAAAGTATAACACACCCTCTGTTGAGTTTATTAATGTACTATTACCACTACCTGTTAGTGTTTCTGTTGCTCTTGTAACACCTACTGCTGTTCCGTGATTTGGTATGTACGATGTAGCGTAGGGTAGCTTTTCAAATTGCGCTCCCCATATATAGATAGGAGGATTTGTTGATGAGTAAGCTTCTATTTGTGGATATAAATTTACAGTTCCTGATGACACCGACCCTGTTATTTCAAATCTTTGCCAATCGCTAGTTGCTGTTCTAGCTTCTGCACCTCCACTTGCGTAACCTATCTCCATTTCAAACTGCACGTTTTCGCTTGTAGTACTTTTAGCCCAAACGCTAAATGTGTAAGACCCTGCTGTTTGACTTGTGATTTCCTTTTCTATTCTTGTGGTTGTTGAACCCTGATGAAAGCTTAATTTAGAAGCATTTTGTGTTCCATCAGGAGATACAACTACGTTTGGGTCAATACTAGCGCTAACCTTGTGACTCCAATTTGGAGCGCTAAAATCCTCACTATAAGGTATAAGATTAGTAGAAGTAGGCTCTAACAATATATGACCATTCTCTCCATTACTATCATAGTTTATTCTAGCTAAATCTACTTCTTCACTAAATGTAATGTCTTTTATAGATATGTTGTCTATTGTAGCAGATGTACCACTACCACCAAAACCAATTCTTAAATAAGATGTTGTAGATGTAGCAGTAAAATAAATGCTATAACTTGTGTTATCTTCAATGCTTCCTATGTTTTGATTTGCAACATTATTTCCATTTTGAGCAGTGCCTACTTGCATATAAACATCTCCACTACCTATTCTATTTATACAATCAAAACGATAAAGATATTTACCACCAACAACTGTTTCAAAAGATGACGTTGAGTTTAAATATCCAAAAATCGAAGTTGAACTAATTTGACAAACACCATTTGAAATATTAATAGTAGAGTTTGTTGCACTCCAATCACTATCAGTATCAAATGTACCATTAGTAACTAATTCAGGGTCAGTAATACTCTGCATATCTTGTACTAAACCATCAGAGTTTATTCTTGTAGCACTACTTGCTCTATCGAAGTCAAAGTCGCTATCGCTTGTGTTGTCTTTTACACAATGTACTAACGCATCACTATACGCAGTAGGTGTAAGTAGTATAGATGCTTTGTCTAGTATATCAGCATCATCTATTGCCTTAATAGTAGATTTAGATGCACTACCATTCTCATAGTACGTTGCCCTACCTCTTAACGCAGATAATAAGCTATCTATGGCATCGCCTAGTACTCTCTTACCTATGCTTAATGCTAAACCTAGTCCTAACATATATTAGTTGCTATATCCTACTGCTACTCCACTTGTTAGTGTGATGTCAGTAATGTTCAAAAATAAAACTGTACCAGCAGCTATCGTTGTTCTTAATATTGCTGAATTTGCACTACCACTTTCTAAGTCAGAAACAGAAATAGCATTGATAACGCTTTCTGTTACAAAGTGTACTGCATAAAAGTCTTGTGATGTTACTGCCGATGTGCTAATTAGGAATGGTTTACTTTTCTTACCTAATTGCTCTTTTAATAAGTCTGTTGTATTTTTTACTGCCATTTTATAATTCTTTTTCTAATAATTTTGTAACTTTTTCTAATGCTTTAATATCATCTTGTACTATTTTTACACCTCTTTCTACATCAGCGTAATTTTTAATATCTTTAGTATTTAAGCCTAATTCCTTTGCAGCATTTTCTGCTTTTACTAAAGCCTTTTCTGCTAATTCTAATTTAGATTTACTACTTTTAAATATTTGTTTATTAGTATCAATTCTTGATTTAATTCTTTTAGATGCGCCTTGTACTTCATTATACAATTTACTTGTTTCTCCGTAGCTATCAGTCATCATATTACTGTCTGCTGCTAAAGAATTAAAAGACCTTTGTAAATCATCTACAATGCCTAATTCTACCTTTTGTGCTTTTAGCGTAATTCTATCTAATTCGCTTTTTGCTTTATTTTCAAAGTTTAAATCCATTATATACTTATGTATTGTGTGTTACTATTTGTTGTGTTCTTATTGCTTGTAGGTGTGTATTGTGTATATGATACCTCTGTTACATCAGCATCTTTCACTAATGCCTTACCCCTCTCTATAATCTGATTGTCATTCAAGGTGCTATCATTAGTTAAATCGTTAGTGGCAACTTGATACACTACATAAGTGTAAAAACCCTCTGCACCTAAACTAATATCTACACCCTCTGTAAATTCTACTATGCTATATCTTGGCTCCACTTGTTCGGTAGGATTAAGATAGTAGCTTACTTTAGTCATATCGTTGGTAAACTTAATAAAAATATATGGACTTAATGGCAACTTTTTCTTACTTGTAAGATTAAAGTATAACTCATTTTCTACACCTTGATTTATTACTACCATAATATAAAATATAAAAAACTATGTTTTATTTACAATTAGTCAAAAAAAAAGTGGGATAAACCCACCTTTTCTTTAAATTATATTGGTAATTACGAAATAGTTACTGTAAAATCACCATTGTCAAATGGTTCAGTAGTATAGTCTGCAACTACTAAAGCTGGACTATCTTCCATACCTACGAAACTTAAATCGTATCCGTTCATATCACCAAACGCTACACCACTATTTGCAGTACCTGTTGTTAACTCCATACCATTAGTAACACCTAAGCAAAAGATAACTCTCTTACCAGCAGAATTAGTACCATTTGTTTCAACAAATACTAACAATCTGTTTTGTGCCAATAATTTAATTTCGTTTTGGTCTGCTACACTTAGTTTGTGTAGTTTTACGTTTACTGATGGCTCATAAAATACTGTACCATTCTCTGCACTTGCAGTAACTGTTTCAGTAAATGAAGCAGTACCCCTTACTACGTTGTATTTAAACAAGTCCGTAGTAATATCCAAGTCAGAAACAGAACCAGCACTATGAGTAACAGTAGCATCTTCTAGTTGTGCAAAATAAACTGCTCTAACACCACCGATGATGTCTTTACAATCTAATGCTCTACCTGTTGTTAATTCACAAGCCATATTCTTTTGTTTTATTAGTTAAGGGGGGCGTTAACCCCCCTGTACTTATTTTAATTATGATTGGTGTACGATGTCTGCACCAATTCCGTGTTGGCAACCAGCCGTAAATTTAGCCACTACTCTTAAATTATCGCTACCATCTAGTGAACTCATATCTAACATACGAATTTCAGAGTGGTCAGAGATTAAGTCTGTACCAAAGAATAGGTTAGATTTTTGTGCTGCTACCATTTGGTTGTCAGGCATACCTTGACAAACTGCAATCTTAACACCCTCAAATTCAGGAGTGTACTGCCCCATATGATTGAATGGGAATGCAGATAAAGCAGAGATAGCAGAAATATAAAAACGATAAGTTTTAGCGTTCATATAAATATACAAATCTTCTTTAGTGTAGATTGTAGATGGTACGGCAGCAACTAAGTCTTGCAACTCACCAATTACGTTGTCAGCATCATAAGCACCAGCAGCACTATCAGTACCAACTGTACCATCGTTAGCAAAGTAACCTGTACTAGCAGTAAGGAAACCCTCGAACTGACCAGCAGTAGCCTCTGCACCACTCCATATAGAAGTTTCTACTGCATCAGCAATAGTACCACTTAGGTAAGACATTACAAAAGCAGTAAAATCACCACTCATATCTCTGTTGTGTGCACCAGCTCTCATTTGAGCAGCTTGCCAATCCTCTAGTAAGTCTTTCTTACAAAGGTCAACATTGATTTGTAATTCTTTTGGGTTTAGTACTCTCTCTGTTAAAGTTAGTGTACCAGCATCAGTGAAATCACAAGATGCGTTACCTACTAAAGATGCACCAGCAACCTTAGTAATATTTCTTTTGAATTTTACATTCTCTAGTACGTTTAAGTATTCTAAAGATGTAGCAGATTTTAACGCAGCAGCTATATACTGACCAGCGTGTTCACCTGAATAGTTTGAAGTAATATCGAAACTCATTTTTAATTATTTATTTAGGTTATACATATATTTCTCTTGTGCAGATAACTTAGCGTATTCTGCTTTACTTAATTCTACTTTCGTAAAATTGTTGGTGGCAAACTTTCGTGCTTTGATAGGCTCTGCACTAGGCTCACTACCTAATTCGTTTACTTGCTTAGATAACTCTACGTTTTCTGTTTGCAAATCAACTATGTTTTCATCTTTAGCTAAATTTTCACCTCTTAGTTCGTCTAATTCAGCTTTGATTGTATTTAGTTCGCTAGTAACATTTTCTAGTAATTCTCTTACTACGTTACCAACTTCTTCGAGCATAGTTTCATCAGTAGTAGTTTCTTCTTCCATTTCTACTTCTTCTTCTTCTTTTTGCTCTACTTCTTCTTCTTCTTTTGCAGATACTTCTGTTACTACACCATTCTCATCAGTAGTAAACTCTGTACCATCTTCTAAAGAGTAAGTACCTTGTGGCATTGGAGTTTGCTCACCATCTTCTGATAAGATGTTAAGTACTACACCCTCTGCTAACTCATCTGCTTCTGATACGATAATAGTACCATCTGCTAACTTAGCTTCGTAAGCTAACTTTACTTCTTGTTCTTCGGTATCTATACCTAAAGCAACTTTTATACGTTCTTTTAAATCCATTTTTAAAATATATTATACATTGATTTTATTTTACTAGCTATTTTACTAGCTTCTTTGATGCCAGCTTCTGCACTAGCTATTTTATTTATAAATGTTTTAGGTAAATCAATACCTAAATCTTTTGCTTGTGCTTTAGCTTTATCACCTAATTTAATAGCTTTAGAATAATCATCTTCTATTTTTTTATAAGCTACTTCGGCTTTTCTTAAATCATCTATAAGGCTAGTTCCTATTTTTGTATCTTTATCT